GTGGGTGTCCCTTACGTCGTTAGTCGTCTTACCAGTAGCACCTATTCCTGAATTAGTTATAATATCTTCAAAAACTACCTTAACTAAGAAAGGAGCGCACATAAACACTGAGGCTAGCATCTGAATTAAACGATTACGTCTGCCAACTTGAACGCGAATTCCGGAAACTCCTATCGTATCGAACTCGTGAAGTAAAGAATCGACAGAGGACAAAGACTTTAATATAACGCGCAATATGTCAAAAATTCTAACTCCAGCGTTAGCAGCCAATTCCCTAGCGTCAGGATTATCAGGGCCAAGTTCATTCAGTATCTCTTGTCTAATAGCAGTAAGTTTTACTGGATCAACCCCAGCAGAGTTAGTAGTGCATGCCTCGATAAATTCGGACTCCAAATTGTCAAGTCGAGGAGGATGTTTTATCAATAGGTCTCTGAGTATGCCGCGCATAGATTCCATATCAGTGTCTTCATACTGAAACTTGATTGGTACGTAATTATCTTTTATCTTAACCATCTTCGTAGCCGTTTGAAGCATACCGCCGACCTCATTTGTGGATTGAGCAGACATTCCCATTGATAAAGATATTGGAGTTTTAATCGGAATAGACGGCGTAGTTAGGTATTGAATCATGTTAATAAACAACCTACCCTCATAATCGCTCAAAGAAGGCATAACAGATGGAAAAAGATAAGAAAGTCCATTATCAGTCAAATACTTAGTATAAGCTTGTTGGTCGTAATTACCAATGGGACCAGCATGATGGATGCCTGAAATATCATTAGATTTTGAAATTTCTATCGCTACAAAGTCAGTTCTTGAACATATGATGGGTATTATGTCTTTTATCCTCTTAAACTTACCTAAAACACGACCGAACAAAGATCTAACCGACGCGTTAAGCCATAGTTTCGTAATTCCGGCAGCTAAAGCAGAGTTGACAGCACCACAACCAGTACGTAGGGAAAGATCACATAATATATACCACAACGCCGGAATAGTCGAACTTATAATAGGGTAATTCGGATTCTTAACACTTTTACTGTCCGAGCGAGTAATAAAGAAAGGGATACCTTTACCATCCTGTATAAATTGTGAGATTGCATACAATTCAGGAGATTTTAAATAACATTTACAATCCATTCTTGATTCTATAGCACATGAGTCGCATCTGTAAGCAAACGTCGCGTGAACTAAACATTCTAATGGATTAAGACCTCGAGGCTTTACTTGATCTGCGAACATGCGAGTTATCCCATGCTTAATATTATTAGTTAATTGAGTGTCAGTTAACTTATTATTTGGATTATCCATTTGACTCAATCCTTTAGCTGGTGGAGAAAGTAATTTATAAGTTCCAAACTTATCGAAATCAACTCTAAAATTTTGAAGATAAGCGTCCTCGTCAGTCTTTCCTTTCATTGTACCTAAAACTGAATTATAACATATTCTAGAAGGATCAAGAGGTGGAGGATTCAAAAGCTCTTTAGGAACAGTAATACGCGATTGGGTGACAATATAATTCTTAGTAGACACATACTGACCAATAGAATCGAAAGACATGATATGTTTAAACCAGTTACAAAAACCGATTGAATCACCTTTTCCTAGAGCGACAACATACTTATTCAAATGAACAGCCGCATTTCCTTCTTCGGTTCCAAGGGCTAGCCTACCATCATGTAATGCTTTAACGTTATAATATAATTCATCAATATTATTGATGGCGTCGATTAATAATCTGTTTGGAAGTACCGCTTTGTTTTGGGTAGTCAAATTCAAAACGAAAGATGTTTTATACTTCGGTGGGAGGGGTAATTTAGCTATCGAGGGGATCATTGTAGTTACTGCTTAGACGTTCTATC